AACATATATTATAATAAATTATATCGACCTAATAGCATTTGTATGGATACGGTGATCATACCACGAATGTTACGATCCGTTCCTATAAGGATCCGAGTACTTCCACAACAAATTTTACTTCATTGCTTCGGTTCTGGTGCCGAGGTGGTTAACCGCGACAATTCTCCAAATGTTGGCTCAAAAGCCAAACGAAAAGGTTCTAAAGGTCCTATAGGATTGATTGGCAAAGCCAACCTAACCCTATTTATCCAAATCTTTGGAAAACTGGTAGGTCATATTTTTGACGCTACCGTAATCAGGGACTTATTAGAGAAAACAGTTCAAGCACACGATAAATTATTAATAGATCGCGGTACCAAACACGGTACAAAACACTGGAAAGAATTAACCAGGTATTGTATCGGTCTTCTCGAAGGTCGTAAGCCCAAGCCTTTAGCTTGGACAAAGATTGGCACTAAAGATCGTTGGCCACATAGATTTAATTTTATGAGGCCCATCTTTCATAATATCATAGATAATACAAAAGATACGACTAAGAAGGATGAAATCGCAAAATTGCGACAATTCCTTCAAACTTTACTCTCAGTAAATAAAGTTTGTGAAGGTTTTAAAGAACTTGATGTCGAACATTTATTAACAACGTTCACATTAAAGAATCAGACTATCGAGGATTTCGAAAAATTCGTTATCCAAAAGATAGACTCTTTTCGAGACTCTAAACGATTTGATAGCACATTGGTTATGGATCCTTTCTTTGGTCCATCCAATGGTCCTAATGGCAAACCAAAACTGCAAACTGCAGATATGGAAGCCTATGGACTCGTCAATTCCCCTCTTTTCGAACATATTAATAATATGTGCGAATTAACAGAGAATAACAGTTTCGTTGAATATGTACAATTCAGAAGTGAAAAGTACAATTTGAAACAGGACGAGGATAAGCTTGATCCTAAAGACATTGTCTTAAGGAAGCTTACTTCAATCCCCGATAAAGGGAACAAGAGTCGTGTTATCGCTTTGAGCGATATATGGACTCAAGCCGCTTTGAAACCTGTTGAAGAACAGGTTATACGTGCCACAGAATATCTTTACAAAGATAACTGTGCATTTTTCGGACATTCGAAAGGTTGAGAAAAAATCTCATCCTTACCAGATAGTATTCAATCACAATTGGTATCATTAGATGCCGAAAAGTGAACTGATTACCTACCCACTTCTCTACAAATGATTGTTATGAGAAGACTCTTTAGACAACCTATTGCTTTAGCCTGAAAAGGCCTAGCCGTGGATTGTCCATGGAGACTTGGATCCAGCCATAGGGAAATAACCTATGGTAGGGGACAGGGTATGGGTACTAAAGGCAGCTTTGCTATAGCACAGCTGACTAATCTGATTTTTGTAGAGTTCCTCCTTGAGAAACACTACGGAAATGACCATTCATCCTTCTTCATAGAAGTAGGAGATGATATGGTAATCCAAGATCCAAAATTCTTATTAAAACAAGAATTTGAAGATATTGGAGTCCCGATAAATGTCGGTAAAACGAAGCACTCTACGAATGAAGGTTCGTTTGTAGAGTTCGTTAGCCGGAATATGTGGAATGGAATGGATTACAGTGTAATCTCACCCAGACTAACATTATTGTTCCGACGGAATCCTTTCTATATACTAACTTATTTGAGACATCTAAATGAAAGATGTCTTAATAAATTTACTTTCGATGAACTCATTGAGTTTCATGAAAGTAACACAGGTAGAGAAATAGGTGTTAAAAAGATTCGATATCTTTCGCACATATTTACTATCTTCGACAAGTCCAATACTATTGAACTTAGAGAAGTACCTTATATGATGGATACTGTTAAATTTCTCAGTAACCTATTTCATAGGGTAATCTGCCAGTTAGTGATAGATTGTGTACAGATCTCTAAAGATCGAGATACACAAATTCAAATTGCTAAGCGCGAAAATTTCGCGTTCCAATTTAAGGTCCATAGTGGCGAAATCGGGAAATCCGATTTCTGGTCGTTTGCTAACTTTAGGAAATTAGATCCTGAAGCTTTGCAATTTCTTTTTATTGGCTTGACTATGTCAGGCAAAGAAGAAAGAACTATGGTAGCTGGTATCGAGTTTACAAAACACGATAACACTATACCGACCTTTATAGAACCACTTTCTGATGGTAATAAACTCATTAATCCCGAACTCTTAACTCGTTTGCATTCTCTCTATGAGGGAATACAGGCAGTTAAGATGAGGAAGAGAACTATAACCCGATTAGGGTTAAGTGATGGTGCAAATCACAGATCTGCACTCAAACTCTTTGAGTTATTAAACAGTTGTTTAGTAGATGATGAAATATACTCAAACGAAATATATACACCATATACTAAACAGAAGAATGTACAAAATCAACTCCCAGAGGAGTTGTTTAGGCAATTCCTACAACTGTTTCAGTTAGAGACTAATTATGAAGAGATAAAATCTTTCAGTCAGTCTGAAACCTCCACCGTCTTTTGACATATCCATGATATGCCAATCTCGTCTAACGAGAATGACAAAACTCGTAGCGAACAAGTTTTGCTACCTCCTGTCATCAGTGATGAC